CTGGTGGTCCGTCCGAGCGGGTCGAGCGCATGATGGCTCCCATGCACATCAGCATCCCCGGGTGGCTTTTCGATCCGATTGGCAATCGTGTCGACTATCAACCATGATTGACGTCCGAGTCTCCACCAAGGACACCAGGCAGGCCGCAGCCAGCATTGTCCGAGACCTCGTGCTCGGGACGCCCGTGGTGCTGTCTCGAGTCGCAGATGAGGTGGCGGAGCACGCCAAGGAGCACCCAGAGTTCTACACGCCCAGGCATGGTCTCCAGGGGCTGCAAGGCGCCACTAAGGCAAGGTTCATCGAAGCAAGTGGCCATCGTCTGGTGGCTCGAGTCTGGAATGACAAGCCATATGCTGCCGCCGTGCACTTCGGTGCGCGCCCACACGAAATCAAAGCTCGAAAGGCCAAGTTTCTTCGCTTCTTCTGGCCGAAGGTCGGCCACGTCGTGTTCTTCCGACGGGTCAACCACCCGGGCAACAAGTCGATGCCCTTCCTCGAGACCCCGCGCCGATTCGGCGAGCAACGGCTCGTCATCTCTCTCTACGACCTCGTTGGCAATGTGACACGCAGGTACTCGCACTGATGGCCGGATACGACTCATTCAAATACGGAGGAATTGTCTTCCCTCTGCCGTCACAAGCGGGTGGAACCCCACTCCTTGAGATATGCGATCCGGGACTCGGGGCCATCCTGCAATTTCTCCGCAGTGTCATTGATAGCTATGTCGGCAACGCATTCGTTGCTGCTGCGGCCGGAGCAGAAGGCGTTACCAACGTAATAGGCCATCTATTCAACGTCGATCCGCTGCGCATAGGCAAGCATACTCTCTACAAGTTTCCGATATTGTGCGCGTGGCGAACCGACTCTCAATACTCGAATAGAACTACCGCGTGGAGACAGAGCACGGGGCACATCCGAGTCGCATACGTGATGCCTCCGTTCGACGCCGACACTCTCGTTAACCTGAACCCAGTGCTAACGGCAATAGAGAGAGTAGTCGACCATTGCCTGTTCATGGCGTTCGACCCTGCATACCAGGCAGGGCAGATGGTTTTTACCGAGAATGGCATCGTTAACTGCAAGCTATTGAGTGCGGCGCGCGGCGCGTATCAATTAGCCGATGCCATTGATTTCGATTCTGTTGTTTTGGAACTCGAGATTGAAGAGCGAGAAATGCCGCATGTCTCGGGCGATCCGATGACATCGTCGTATCTGAGAGTCGATAACTCCGAAGACCCTGATGACCCAGTTCTTCAGGTCGAAGTCCAAGACCCTCACACAGAGACCCAAGAACCATAACCGTTAAGGAGATTGTAATGGTCGCACCCGCAGACTTGCGCGTAAGGGGCAGGACTGGCCATTTCGTGGCCAAGCGTCCACCCGGCATGATGATCCGATACATCGGTCGCGGCCCCGCGACAGCAGACGATAGCACTCTCGAATCGCAATTTCCTGTCTTGCCGAATGGCGAGGCAGTCAAAGCCGAAGCGTACATCCGCAAGGCGATTGCAGACGGCGAGCTTGAGCTCGTCAAGGAGGCCTAAAAATGGTCGCCCCCATCAATCTCACAGGGCTGCCCGCCGACTATCCGGTGCCGCTCACCGCTGTTGAAATCCGGTTCGGCATGGGCCCTAGCGGCGGGTCTGGCGGTCCGTATACCGCTTTGATCATCGGCAACAAGACGTCTGCCGGTACCGCATCGACGAACATCGTTTACCCAAACGAGACAACGTCGATGGGGACCGAGGCCGATGTGATTTCTCTCTTCGGGCCAGGCTCCGAAGCGCATCGATTGTATCGAAAATTCGTTCAGGTTAACCAATCGACTCAGGTCTACATCATCGCTCCCCCCGAGGACGTATCGGCAGTAGCCGGCACTCTCACGCTCACGCTCGCCACAACAGCCACGGCCCCCGGAGTGCTTCGCACATTCGTTGAGGACGAGTTCGTCGATGTCCCGATTGCGACTGGGGATACACCGTCGGCTATCGCCACGGCCGCAGCGCAGAAGATCAACAACCAAACCACCTGGGCGGTCACATGCACGCCGAGTTCGGCGACGTATGTCATCAACAGCAAGAACCTAGGCCCGCGCGCGAACGAAATCCGAGTCCGAGCGGTCATGCTCGGAGCACCTGGGATGACCGTCTCCGGAGCGGCCACATCCACCCCGCTGGCCAGCGGTGCAACGGCCGACAGCTGGACCACGGCTCTCGCAGCCATTGCGCCGTTCAGGTTTTATTACATCATCTCTCCAAGTAGCTCTATCAGCGGAACTACATTCGACGACCTGTTGACGCAGGTCCTGGCGCAAGCGCTTCCGGTCAGCGGCAACAGACAGATTGTTGTCACGGGCCATGTCGGAACGCAGAATGCGGCCAGCACAATAGCGGCAAACACGGCTGTCAATACGGCACGTGCTCGCATCGTCTGGCAGGAAGAGAGCGAGTGGACGGCCGGGGAACTCGCTGCCCAATTCGCCGGTGCTCGCGCGCTGTTCGATACGAGCCGCTCACCGAAATACAACTTCGACGGGTTCGGAGCGACGCCATCTACTCAGCAATTTTGGAAGGTCCCCCCGCAGAGCCAATCGTCGAAACGACCCACCTCCGGAGTCACTGGCTCGATCGCATCGGCAGTCAACAATGGCCTCACATGCATTGCGACCCTGCGAGGCGGCACGGGCACGTACGTGGTCATGGATGTGACCACGAAGCATAAGAACAGCACCAATTACGACTATCGGAATAGAGACGGCCACATCACGACCGTATGCGACTTCTTCGCCGATCAAGCCGAGATCATTCTCGATGATATGCGAAGCGGCAAGAACCTCGTCAGTGATCCGCCGCAAGGCTCAATCATCACGGACCCTGACACCGTCTATCCGACGTTGATCAAGGCGCGAATCATCGGGCTCATCAACTCGCATGACTCCGCGAACGGCGGAGACGGGTGGTTCAAGAACGTTGAGACGATGAAGGCTGGAACGAGGTTTCAAATCTCACCAACCAACCAGAGCCGAAGCGAAGGCTATGTGCCCGCACAGGTGACGAACCTGCATCACCAAGCCACTCTGCTTGTCGACGACGTGTCGTCGGCTACCGCGTAAACCAAGCGCAACCAACAATATGAATTGGAGACGTGGGTGCGCCATCGCGCGCGCCCGCGCCGTGGTGTAGCCAATGGCCGAATCTAAGTATTACAGCAACATTATCGTCCTCCGTGAGGGCACTCTACTCACGGAAGAGAACCAAGTTCGAATCACAAGAGACTTCGCAAACAGAGAGATATTCACTGTAGCTCGAGGTCTCGCTGGCATCGTGAAAGGCGCCGCAATCATGCGGATCAACATCCGCAATGCGGTCCCTGCCAAGGGAGTCGAGTATGACCCTGGCCCCGACGGAGCAGCTGCGAAGCCGAAAGAATTCACATTCATTCGTGGCGCCCAGCAACTCACCGGCAAGATGATCGTCATGCAGGACGAGACATCTCACCAAGCCAATAACGAGAGCGAGCTCAACTTCGATATGGTCGGTCCGCTCACTCAATGGGAGCCCCTGTAACGACAATGGCAATGCCTCCGAAGGACATCACGCCCATCGACCTCTTCGAGCGGCTCACGGCTATGCCGCGGCCCCACGAAATGGTCGACTTCCCTCGCAAGGACGCCGATGGTGTTGCCATCGGCAGGGTGGCAATGTGGCCGCTCCGGGAGCAAGAGATACTCCAGGCTCAGGCGGCGGCCACGCTGTTCACCCGCAAGATCCTCGCCGATGACGATACGAAAAAGTCGGGCGACGATCACGGATACCTGGAGCTATACAACAACGCGGTGTCCGTCGAGATACTCCAGAGAGCATGCCGACGAACGAAGTGGGACGATGAGAAAAGTGAGTGGGTCGCTCATCTCACTACCCCCATGTTCCCGAAGTCGTCCGATCTTCGAGAGCGGCTGCTGCATGACGAGATTGGCGTTCTATTCAACGACTACATGTTGGTGCAGCGCCGTCTTGGGCCGATCACCCACCAACTGTCGAAACCCGAATGCGAAGCCTGGATCAAGCGCTTGCAGGAGGGCGGGGAGCGCGTCGGTCTCCCTTTTTTCTCCTGGGGGGCGCTGATCGACCTAGTGAGTTTTTCGGTCGACCGGATTGCGAGCTTGGAGAAGGCTCTATCCTCTGCTGGATCGCCGCAAGACGATTCACAGCAGAGCTCCAACGGGCAGCAGAATAGCGAAACAAGCGTATTCACTACAGACAAGGAATAATCAATGCCTGCTCTACCGCCTGTACAAGTCGACTTCCGAGTCGGCGGCCTGCAAGGGGTAAAGCAGGCATTTGCTGATTTCGACAAGATTCTCGCGCAACTCGAGCGTCAAGAATCGGTCCGAGCAAATGCCGGCGCTCGAGCCAGGGTGACTGCGGAGCGCCAGGCCTCCACCGAGGCTACACGAGCACTTCGGAACGAGGAGAAAGAGCGCCAGAGGGCCGCCACCAACGCGGAGAAGCTCGCCAAGCGCCAGACCGACGAGGTTGTTCGCGAGGCGCATCGAGAGGCGCGCGAGAAAGAACGCGTTCAGCAGACGTTCGCCCGCCAGCATGAACGAATCGTCCAGACCTCCCTTCGCTGGGAGCAGGGTGTCCGTGAGCGGGCTCTACGCGAGCAATCGGCCGCTGTTGAGCGCGAGATGCGCCGGAAGGAGCGCTTCGCCCGCTCTACCGGGGGCATCGTTGGCGGTTCCGTGTCGCACGTTCTTGGCGGCGCCGGACGACTCGCTGGTATCGCCGCCGGCGTCATGGGCGGGTTCTCTGTGGCATCCGCACTCGAGACCGGCATGCAGGAGCAGG